CTAGGGTGTGCGCGGACCTGTCAATGGGTCTTGCTCATCTGAAGATTGAACATTGAATAAGCTTGTAGAGCCTCGTTGATGATTTAGTATGGACCGGAGTTCGATTCTCCGCGCCTCCACCATAGGATAATTGGTCGAACTATGCCCTTCGGGGCATGGTTCGGCCTTTTTCTGTTTCGGCCTGAAATCATCGCCGTAGTGGTCAAAAGCAAAGTAGACGTTTAGCGTCTTCCCGTCGATTTCAACGAATCGAACGAAGGTGCCTAAGATCACTTCTGGCGTTAGGTTTTCCGCCGCATCATCGAGCCACAGCATGAGTTCGTCAACGCCGATGTTGAACGCTTCTTCTCTCTCTGCAATGCGCAGCTCTGCTTCAAGCTCGCTCTTGCGCTGCTTCAGCTCTTCGGTGCGCTCTCTGCCACCGGGCGGAGCGATGCCGTCTTCTATCGCTTGCCAGATGCGCTCAAAGGTGCGGTCAATCCGCTTCAGTTCCTTCTTTATCGCGTAGCTTCTCGATTGCTCTTTCGGTTGCTCGGCTTGAAACGTCACCATGCCGCTTGCTATGCGCTGCCTAACGTCTTCGCGCGCAACGGCTTGCAGGGTCATATCACAAACAACGTCTTCTACGAGATCACGCCGCACGGTTCGGCGGCACTTCCGGCACTTGTAGTAGTGATACGTCGCGCCAGTGCATGACGTGCCGCTTGTTCCCGCCATTGGAGCGCCGCACTTTGCGCAGTAGAGCTTACCGGACAACGGGAACTCTAGCGTTGAGTTGATCTTGCGGCGCGGCTTGTGACGGTCGCCAAGGATGTTGTCTATCATATCTTGTTCGGCCTGCGACCAGATGGCGGGCATCCCGTCCGGCACTTCATGACCGGCGTACTTGTATACACCCGCGTTCTGGACGCGCTTTAGAAGCTTCGTGACGGTATCCTGATTGAACTTGGCACCACGCTTGCTTCGCTCAGCGCTCACGGCGCGTACGATATCGGCGACAGAGCTACCGGCAAACAACATGTTCTTCATCCTGCGAAGCACCGATGCTTCACGCTCGTTGATGACGTAGCGACCTTCTACGATATCCCACCCGTACAGAGTGCGCCCGTTCGCCATGCAGCGTTCGGCGTTCTTCTGGATACCGTCTCTAATTCGCTCGCTATCAAGCGCGCTCTCATACTCGGCGAGAACTTCGAGCATGCCGAGCTGCAACACGCCGCTTGACCCGCTGGAAATGTCTTCGCCAGCGTATAGGATTTCTACGCCAGCCTTGCGAAGCATAATGCGGGCAAGCGACATTTCGTCTCGGTTGCGCATGATGCGCGTAACCTTGTAGATCACTACGTAGTCAAACAGGCCGTGTCGCGCATCGCTCATCATTCGCTGGAACTCTGCACGGTCGATGTTGCGCCCCGTCTGCGCATAGTCGCAGTATTCGCGCACGACCTGCAATCCCTCGCGCTCGCAGTATGCACGCGAGTTCTCAACTTGTATCTCTATGCTCTCTGAGCGCTGATTGTGCGAGCTGAAGCGCGCATATATGGCGGCGCGGTTCTTTACCATGCTAAAATCACCCCTTAGAGCGAGCGCGGTAAAGCGCTCTGCTTCTTGACCAGCCCCGCGCGCGTTCCGCCAAGTTCCCGCGCGGGGTTTCTCTCTGAAAGCAGCACTTTATGTTGCCGTTTTTCACCACTTCCCAACACAACTAAAACCGAATAACACCAGTTCACAGCTTTGAAGCTAAGCGATAAACTGCCTGTTTTCGCCCTGGCGATGCCAGGATTCATTGAAGGTACCTTCGATGCTTGCTTAGGTACGCTCTCCATTCGTCCGTAAGCTGGTATTTGTCAGCGTCTCCGACCTCATCAATCGGGTATGCGAACGAGAACACGCCGCTTCGCGATCTTACGAACGACACTAGCGCTTCGAACTTATCGCCGATGACAACCGACCCCGGCGAATCGAGCGATTCCAAGGCAGCTTGTTTTATCTCAGGCGAAAAGCCCTTGGCTATGGTGCGTTTCGGAACCCAACCAGCAAGCTTCTTGTTGACGAAGAAACCCAATGCAAAACCAGCGGTTGCGGCAATCGCCGTCCACAACATGAAGGGAAACCCGTCACCGTCTCTGAACTGCTCAACTACCCACACTGGGTTTAGCCATTGCAGAAGGGCGTTCAGTAGGTCAATCATTCCTACATCGCCGCCCGCTTTTCGGTGGCAGATACACCACGTTTGGCAGTCTCTTTAGATTCACCCGCAGCAGCGCGGGCAGTCATGGCTATGTTCTGCCGCCATTGCGGCGTGCTTTCTCGGTAGCAACCTACTATTTCGCGCTCTTCAGACGTTAAGCGCTCGCCGCCGTCTTCTCGCGGGTGGTCTTCGTACCAGCCGCAAATGTCATTAGGCGTGCACCCAAGAACGATTGCAAGGTTATACGCGTCTTCTAGTGTAAGCGCGACCTCTTCTCGCTCCCACGTTGCGTATTTTCGTTCTTTAATGCCAAGTCTGTCGGCGATTTCCTTCTGGGTCTTAAAACCGGCTCGCCTTCTCAGTTCTTTGAGTTGAAGCTTATACATGCTCCCCCTCCTTTCGATGAGGACAATTCTACGTGATTCACGTAGTTCAATCAATAAAAAACGGAAAAGACGCTTGCATAGAACGAGAATCACGTTTATAGTCATGCGTTGTCAACGTGAATCACGTTCGTGAAAGGAGGTATGCAAATGCCTGAGTTCAAAGAGGTAGTCAGGAAGCGGCTCCGCGTTCTTATGGCTGAAGCCGATATGACGGCTGAGCAGCTTTCTGACAAATCCGGCGTTTCGGTTGATTCGGTTCGCCAATATCTGCGCGGTGAAACCGTTCCTCTTCTCGAAACTGCTTGCAAGCTTGCGGATGCGTTGGGCTGTACGCCTAACGATCTCTGCGCATTCCCGAAGGTTGGTTAGAAATGCTCGCTCTTGGCATCGCTCTTATCGTCATTGCCCTGCTAAGCCCGATGGGAGTTCCGACGTTCATTGTCTGGCTCTTCGGAATCGGCGCGCTGGGCTTCTGGATGGGAAAGAGCATTGCGGAACCCGTCAAGAAAACGGAGGTTTCCAAGAATGAAAACCGACATTAGAACCGTTGGTTTTGGGGGTGGTTTTACGGATGCACGAACCGTGCGGCCTAGATGCCGCACAACGTCAGTTCTACCGCGAGATTACGGCTCTCGTTATCGCGTGGTTGCTGCGAAGAAGGATGCCCGCCCGGTGTTGCAGCACCGAACGGGCGCGTCAAATGGGGCTTACCAATTGACAGAAGACAGTATAGCGCGCATGCCGCGCTGGAAGCGCTGGGGATTGTATGCGCTTGCGGCTCTCACCATGTCGGGAATCATCCCGGCTCTCGCATGCAATGCGCTGCTCTGGCTATGCGAAAGCGTGGGCTGGTGGCTTCTCGTTCCGCTCTACGTCGTGGTTGGGCGCGCTCTCTGGCGCGTGATGTGGTCATGAAGGCATACGTCTATCGCGGAGAATGCGGCTTCTGGATGGCTCACATCGAGGAAACGAATTACACGCCGGAGAACAGCGGGGTTGTCGCGCTCTACAGGCGCGTAGTTCTACCCGTTCCGCACTCGGCGACCAAGGAGGAAGCCGAAGAAGAGCTGCGGCGCATCATCGTGCGCGAATCGAGGTGCCCGCATGGACGCCGATAACTACGCGCGCCCGCTCGAAGCCGTCATGCGCGAAGAGCGCCAGCGCGTCTACTCGATGCCGCTAAAGGTCGCCGACAGGCGCTACCTGTTCAAGGAGTGGTGCGAGAAGAACCCGAAGGCGCTGCGCGAAATCGAGCTTACGGCGCTCGCAATCGACGCTCGCGGGCTTCGCGTCTCAACTAAGTACCTCATTGAGAAGCAGCGCTACGAAGGCACCGTGAAGCTCGTTGGCGTTCCATTCGTTGACGATCAGGGCAACGAACACACCTACGGAATCAATAACAGCGACAGTTCTTTGCTCGCGCGATGGCTGCTAGAGCGGCACCCGGAAATGCGCATCGAGCTTAGAACGTCCATGTTCGACAAGGAGAAGAAAGATGAAGCGTAAAGAGATCACCGAGACTATCGCCAAGGTTGGCGCTGGCACCTTCGCCCTCAACGGCAGCATATCGCTTATCAATCCCAAGACCGGCGAGGGCTTCGACGTTGATATGGGCGCAACGCTCGCAATCGTTCGCGGCACCCTCGCATGGGTTGACACGCTGCTTGAAGAGGACGCGAAGCCTGAGCCTAGCGCCGTTAAGAACATGCAAAAGCTGCTCACCTACGTTGGCAGCTCTATCGCCTACGACATTTCGAGCGATGAGACGGAATAGCGCGCAGGAAGCGTTGCCGCTCGATTTCGGCGAACCGCCGATGCCAGACCCCGAAGCATGCGAGTTCGAAACGCTGCGCTGGAAGGGCAAGACCTGCTGCACGTTTCGCGGGCGCGACATTTGGACGAACTGCCGGGAGATAGGGCGCTGCGTATGGAGCGGATGGCACCAACGCGGCAAGGCGTGCGAGTTCGGCGACGAGAAAGACGGTTAGGAGGTGACTACATGCCTACAAGGGAGGAAACGACCGCTGCGCAAGAGCCTATGGCCTTCTTCTCGCACGATTCCAACGCTTCGCAAGACGTGAAGTGCCAACGTCTCATTCATCGCCGGGGATATGACGGCTACGGGCGCTGGTGGCGGCTCTGCGAGTATCTGGCGGCTACCAAGGGGCACCGTATCGCTTTCGAGACGGAGGAAGACGCGCTTATTCTCGCGGGCGTTCTGGGCTTCGGACAGTCTGGCGCGTTCGATGAGTACATGGCGATTGAAGATTGCAAATCCTTTGTCGAAGAGCTGTTGGATATAGGGCTTCTCGAACGCGACGAAGACGGCTTCTTGACGAACTTTCGCATGCTCAAAAACGCGCTTTATTTCGGTCGCCAACGTGCCAACGGGCGCAAGGGCGGAAGACCGCGCAAGAACTCACAGAACAACAATTCAGCAGGTCAGGAGGTGTAAAAGCATGTTTGCCAAACCCAAGGCAAAACCAGTGGTTTTAGGTGTGCTAAACCCACTCGCAAATGGTCGCCTAACCATAAAACAAAACAAAACAAAACAAGACAAGGTGGGTTTTGGTTCCTTGAACCAAAACCAAAACCCACCGTACTTGCTTGTTAGTCAACCTTACAAGCAAGGTTCTTTCTCTTGCTTCTTCTCTTTGCGGTCTTGTTTTGTGCGGCTAATTCGAGCGCCAGCAAAACGGCTTTCCGCAGGTTTTCAACAGAGTTTTCCACAATCGGGCGAACTGGGGGTGAAAGCATGATTGCACCAACAACACGCGACGGCGCGCGCGAGCTGTTCGCAAGCAAGCTTTCCACAGGTTTTCAACAGAGTTTTCAACAATGGCACGAAATGGGGGTGACTGCATGATTGCGCCAACAACACGAGACGGCGCGCGCGAGCTGTTCGCAAGCAAGCTTTCCTATGAGCAGATCACGACGAACGACATTCGAGCGCTCGAAGGATTCCTTGCAATCGAGTACGCGCATCATGAGCGCAACGGCGAGCACATGGAAATGCACCCGTGCTATCGCAAGAAGTACCAGCCGCAAATCAACCTTGCCGATGGCGGTAAAGGCATCAAAAGCGCGTTTTTGCGCGTTAGCGGCTTCTACTTCTCAGGCCGTGAAGCTATCTCGTTCAACGAAGACGGATTCATAGGCATTGCGGGCTGGGCTGATGACACGAACGTTCAGCCATTTCTCAGAGCGTTTCACAAGTGGGTTTGTGAGTGGATGATTGGAGTTACCTACCGATGATTGAGACGAAGCACGCGAAGAGCCTTGGCGAGCTTTCGCGCGGTGATGCCGTGGAGCATCCCGACCACTACGCGGGCGACGGCCAGATTGAGTGCATGGACGCTATGCGCTCGATGATGAGCGGCGACCAGTACGCCTTGCCCGCCCAATCGGCCTACTGGTGGGGCTGCGCATTCAAATACCTTTGGCGCTGGCGGCGCAAGAACGGCGTTCAGGACTTGCAGAAGTGCAAGCAGTGCATCGACTACCTGATTTCCGAGACGGAAGGCAAGAAGTGAAGCGCTACCAGATCGTACTTTGCGCCATTGCCACCGCCGCGACCGTAGCCGCGTTCTGGTGCGTCTGTTACTGGGCTTATCAAGCGCTTTTGGCAATCGCGCTGTTCCTAGTGTTTCTCGCGCTTATAGCGCTCACGTTTTAGGAGGTTTCACATGCTGAAAGAAGATAGAGAGATCGAGCAGGGCGCATACGGATGCGCCGCAATCGTCCTGTTTTCCATTCTGGCGCTCGTTGTGAGCATCGCGGTTGGCGTGTTCTTCGGCGCTGGTTTCGGGCTTATCGCCTTTGCCGTGTTCGTCGTGTTCGCGCTCACCTGCGTTATGCGCGCGTTCATGAAGGTTGGCAAGTAGCATGGGCGGCAAGTACGAGGTTCGCGGCGCGATGAGCGGACTTTGCCCGTTCTGGGACGGTCAATTTACCAACTCGCTTGCTCATGCCCTGCTGCTGCTCATCCGATTTTCTCTGAAGTACCGAATCGTTGAGTTCAACATCAGGAAAGAGCCGTTGGATTGCGCGGACTGCCACGACGATAACTGCCCTTCGCGGATTCGTGAAAACTGCGAGTGGTCATGATGGGCGTTAAGGTCAAGCGCGGTGCGGATGGCGTTTTCGAGTGCCGTTTGTACCTTGGACGCAGCATCGACGGCAAGGCAATTCGCCCTTATAAGCGGTTTCCGAATGCGGCTACCGAAGAGGAAGCGCAAGCCCTCGCTGAGACGTGGGCGGCTTACGTGACGGCTGACGGAACGGTTAGAAGCGCCCGCTTGACCGATTTGCTCGAAGACTACGTGCAACTGCGCGAGCGCAACGGCGCAAGCCCGAACAGCATTAAGAGCTATCGGCTGTTCTGCCGCTACGTCGCACGTTACCTGAAGACCGCAAACGCGCGCGATCTTGGCGTGATGGACTTCAACCGCTTTGAGCAACGCTTGCTCATGGCTAAGGACGAAGGCGGGCAAGGTCTTTGCCGCAACAGCGTTATCAACGTCCACAACTTCTTGCGCGGAGCTTATAACCACTTCGTAGACGCTGGTATTTGCGACGCCAACCCGCTGGTGTACGTCGCCAAACCGTCGCCGGAACGGCACGAAGCTTCAGCGCTCACCGAATGGGATTTCGAGGGCTTCAACGAGAAGCTAGAGGGGGCGCTTAGCAAGGAGATCAAGACGAAGGCCGATTACCGCGCCGCCGTCTACGCCTTCGCTTCGTGGCTGTCGCTCGTTACCGGCATGCGCGTTGGCGAGGTGTGCGCGGTGCAGCGCATCGACGTTAAGCGCGTCTTGTCTTACGTCCACGTCGGCGGCAACGTCATTGAGGGCAAGGGCAAGAAGCCCTATCGCCGAAACGTCACCAAAGGCCGCAAGTGCCGCAACGTCGCGCTTACGCAAGACGATATCGCGGTCATTGATGCCTTCACGAAGCTTCAGAGCGCCGTTCTGGGACGTTTGGGCGCAGATTGCCCACTGGTGACGCTAGACGGCTCATATATGCGCCCAACGACGATTTCACGGGCTTTCAGCCGCATACGCGACGCGTGCGGACTACCGCGAGAGATCACGTTTCACAGCTTGCGTCACACGCACGCTTCATGGCTCATCGCCAACGGCTGCGACCTGAAGACGATATCTGAGCGCATGGGGCACGCGGACGAAGCAACGACGCTTCGAATCTACGGCCACCTGATGCCCGGACGCGACGCGGCGGCGGCTCAGCTCTTCAGCGAAGCGAAGCGCCGCGCGGCGGGTTAGGAGGTGTGCCAAAGGTGAACCAAAACGCCGTTTTCGGGCATCGCGGCGACCGAGGACGAAACGCGAGATAAACCGCCGCTTTCGGTACGGGTTAGAACCGCCCGTGCCAGATAAGAAGTAATTATCAGGCAATCGTGCGAAGGGAGGGTGCCAGTGGAGCCGCAAACGTTCGATTTCAAGCCTGACGCGCCGAAGCTAAGCAAGGAAATGCAAGCGACGTTGGCTAAGACCGAAGCCGCCCTAAAGCGGATGTGGGAGCGCGAGAAGCAGGAAGCGCAGACGGTCTACGAGATCACGATTCCCGCCCAAGCGCTGACCATCGTTGGCAAGGAGCACGCGGAGCACGTCTTGAAGCCACTGAAGGCGATTCGGGTTTCCGGCACCTACCGCGTCACGAAGAAATGAGGTGCGATGAAGACCATTGAGCTTAACGACGATGACTGGGCACGTCTCAAACGCAAGCTCATGACGCAGAGCGTTGACGATGCGCTGAAGGACTACACGCCGCCCGTCACTCTGACGCACGGAACCGAGTACATCACCTACGAGAAGGAAGGCTACGAAGATGATTCCGAATCTGACAACTGAGCAGCGCCGCGAAAACCTCGAAAAGGCTAAGGCTGCCCGCCAGCGCAGGGCTGCAATCCTGAAAAGCGTTGCCGACGGCTCTTACAGCGTCGTTGACGTTCTCAACATGGCGCTCGAAGACGAGATCGTTTCGTGCATGAAGGTTTTCACGCTCATAAAGGCCGCACCGGGCTACGGATTCGCCCGCACGCAGCAGACCATGAAGCGGCTGCGCATCGCCGAATCTCGGCGCATCAAGGGGCTTGGCGCTAACCAGCGCGCGGCGCTTGTCGAACTGTTCGGCGGTGGTTCTCGATGATTCAGAAGTTTGTTGACGCATGGATGAAGAACCGCGATCTCATCCAAAGCTGGCTTGAACCAATCTGCCTTGGTTGCGATTACTCCGCAATCGTCAAGGCGACCGTCAGGGCGATTGCGCTTGAAACGACGGGCGGATATGGCGACCCCAAGCCAGATTTCGAGAACATCCATGAAATCAACGATGGGGACTATCAGGGGACGCTTGTTTACGTCATTCCTGAAGTTGGCTATCAACCTAGCGAATACTGGTACGTCCGTGTTTCGTATGGCTCGTGCTGCTGTTGCGACACGTTGCAAGGCGAGCAGATGAACGATAAGGAATCCTGCATCAAGGGCGTTATGACGCTCAGTCTTCACATCGTGCAGCAAATGCGCAGGATGGGAGGCTATGAGGTATGAGCCTAAACAAGATCACGTTATCCGGCAACCTTGGTGCAGATGCAGAGCTGCGCTATACGAAAAGCGGAAACCCTGTCGTTTCGTTCTCGCTTGCAGTAAACGAGCGCACGCCGAATGGCGATGGTACATGGGGCGAATACATCAACTGGCCTGATTGCGTCATGTTCGGCAAGCGCGCCGAAGCGCTCGCGCCGTGGCTTCGCAAGGGAACCAAGATTTCGCTTCTCGGACGCATCCATACGCGCAGCTATCAGAAAGACGGTCAAAGCATCAAGCGCTGGGAAGTTCGCGTTGATGATGTGGAGCTGATGCAGTACAAGCGCGACGCGCAATCGCCAGCACCGGCGAATGCAGCCGCGCCCGGTCTTGCGATGGCCACCGGCGACCCGCCGCCCGTTGCGCCAGTGCAACCGGCAGCGCCCGACCTTTACGACGATGACATACCGTTTTAGGAGGAAGAAGGATGTTCGGAATCAAGAAGAAGGGCGCAGAGATCAAGCAGCCCGTTTATGTCGTGCTCGTGCCGGAGGTCGCGGCATACGCCAGCGCCGCTTCGTTCCCGGTCGATTCGGCGGGTAAGCTCGTTTTCCTCAACGACACGGTGGAGCATGAGGGCAGCGAATATCAGGTTGTCGCGATGAGCCACCGAAACAAGGTTGTTATCCGCCCGAAGGGTCAGACTTACGGCGGCAAGTGGGTTAAGGCTGGAAGCGTGCGCGTCACGCGTCATGTTCTGGGGGTGCGCTAATGATTGGCAGGAAGCTTCGCGCTAAGAAGGTCAATGAGGGAATCGAGATGCCGCGCTACGCGCATGAGGGCGACGCTGGGCTTGATCTTCGCATTACCGAGACTGTCACGCTCGAACCGATGCAGAAGTGCGTTGTCGGTTGCGGCCTTGCCGTCGAGATTCCGAGCGGTTGCGTGGGGCTGGTGTTCCCGCGCAGCGGCCTTGCGGCAAAGCAGGGCATCACGCTTTCGAATAGCGTTGGCGTTATCGACAGCGGATATCGCGGCGAGGTCTGCGCGGCTCTCATCAATCAGAGCTACGAGACGGTTACGCTCGAAGCGGGAACGCGCGTCTGCCAGCTTGTCGTGATGCCTTACGTTCCGTGCGAGCTTGTGCCGGTCGATGAGCTGAGCGACACCGAGCGCGGCGCGGGCGGCTTCGGCAGCACGGGCGTTGAGTAGGTGACGCGATCTTGAAAGCAAAGGAGTATTTCGAGGGTATCCGCGCCGAGGTGGTGAAGACCGATAAGGCGCGGGATATGCTCGAACGCATGAAGGCCAAGGAAGGTGCCAAGGCGCAGAGCTACACGGAGGGGCGCGGGGGCGGTGAGGTTTCCGATGGGTCACTCTCGATATTGCAGCGTATCGACTTCGAAGACAGGTTGCAGCAGCGAATCAATAACGCTCAGGGCGTTATTGACGAAGCGTGCGAACTGCTTTACGGGCAAGACGGGCGCGGCGGGCTTGCCAAGCTCAAAGGCACCAGATACGCCGACGCAATCTGCATGGGCTATCTTCAGGCGCAGGAATGGGCGGAGGTAGCGGAAATAATGCAGTGCTCGCAGCAGTGGTGCCGTGAACTCTGCAAGGCTGGATTCGCCTATATCGACCGCGTGGGATGGGCGAAATTGAAGAACGCCTAA